ACATTAAGGCGAACTGGCTTGCCATCTTATGAAAAAAAATATGTTGATTATTTTGCATTATGGGATGAAAGGCATAATGGTTTTTTTATAATACCTAATTTAGGACAAACAAGTTTAAAATTAAATCCTAATGGAAAGTATAAAGAAAATTTTAATAACTTTGCCTTGATTTCATAAATAAGTTTAAGTGTCATTAGATTAAAACCTTAGTGGCACTTTTTTTTTATCTTTACATAAAATAAATAGTTATGAAAATTAAACTACTAACATCAATCAAAAGAAATGGTCAAAATTATATTGCTGGTGATATTTTAGATATTCCAGAAAATAATGTGAGTAAATGGCTAAAAAATGGTTGGGGTGAATCTATTGAAAAAATAGTCAAGAAAAAAGAAGTTAAGATTAAAAAAGAAACTAAAGAACTAAAACTAGATTCTAAAGAAACCAAACATGAGGGAAATTAAAATCAATTCAACTGATGGATCTGAGATTGTATTAGTTGCAACAGCTAAAGATTACATGAGAGTTAGCTCAACTGTTGATGATAATATTATTACCAGGATGATTACTCAAGCTAGAATCTGGTGCGAAAATTATATATCTAGGGATATTGTAGCTAAAACAAGAACCTATTATTTACCAGAAACTAATGGCATATTTGATTTGCCATTTGGTCCAGTAAGTAGTATTACAAGTGTAAAAAGTGATGATGTTGATATTGCCTATACTGTATTAGGTTTAAATAGTGAAAGTATAGAGCTTGATGGTGGTTATGCTGACAAAGTAAAAATAGTTTACGTTACAAGTGGTTTAAATGATGAATTATTAAAACAAGCTATTATGCAATTAGTTTCAACATATTATGACAATAGAGCTGATTTTAGTTCTGATCAAAAAAGTAATGTTGAATCAATACCAACAAATGTTAGAGATATTTTAAACTCATATAAAGCAATGTATTTATAATGGATGCTGGAAAATTAGATACAAGAATTGGTGTATATAGATTAAATCAAACAACTGATGGTTATGGTGGTTTTAGTGATTCGCCTAGTTTACTAACAACTCTTTGGGCAAATATTGAATATGTAAGTGGCGAAATGAAAACAGAAAATGGTAGCAGAAAACAATCGAAAAAGATAAAATTAATATTTAGAGATTTGGCTTTAGTTTCACCTAACAATTATTTTGAATATTATTTACAAATTCATGGCAATGCTTATAAATATAGGATTGTAAATATGTTTGAAAGCACACCAGATTTTTATACAACAATCGAAGCAGTAACCTTTTCATAATGAAACCAAATTTAAAATTTAATAAAAGAGATTTAAATAATTTCAATAAGATTTTAACTGATCTAAATATTGTAGTTAAAAATGGTGATAAAACTGATATTGCTAGAGCTAGTGCTGAAATTGTCAAGCAACAAAAATTAAAAGCTCCAGTAGATACTGGTGCATTAAAAAGTGGTTTAAATTATAGTAAAGAGGGATCTGGAGTTGCTATTGTTTCTGAAATGATATATTCTAGTTTCGTTGAGTTTGGAACAAGTAACCAAAAGCCACAACCTTATTTTTTTAACCCAGCTAGAGTTGTATTTAGAAATTTTGTTAAAAAACTAGAATCAAAATTAAATAGTAAAATTAGATGAGAGAGCCAATGCAATATATTAGACAAGCTATTATTTCTGCAATAGGTAGTCAATCAATTAGTGGGCAACCAGTACAAGTAACTAATAGAGTTAGTAAAAGTTTTGATCCGCCATATATTTGGGTTTACAGTGTTGCAACAAATGAAATTGATAATAACCAGCAATCATTTACAACTGAGGTTATAACAAGATTAGAAATTGTAACTAAATATCAAGGCGATTCTGGTGGCGATTTGGTAGCTAATACATTAGTAAATACTTGCTTAACTTTACTCAGAACTAGAACAAGTGGATATTTTGATTTGTCTAGTAATGATTTTAAAGTGTATGGGTGTAATGTAGAGAGTGTTAATTATAGCCAAGAAGATACAGATGGTGGCACATATTTTAAGGGAGTTATAGAATTATCTAACAGAGTTGAACAATTAAATTAAAATGGGATATACAGACATGAAATTATATATGATGAATACTTTTGCACTAGGAATTTCATTGACTAATATTGAGGTTACTTTAAGAATTATATTACTACTAGCTACAATAATTTATACAATACAAAAAATAAAAAAGAATAAAAATGAGTAAAGAATTAAATGAAGATACTAGCTTAAATATTAGTATAAAAACATTGATAGCTATTGGAGCTGGTATGGCATCATTAATTGGAATGTGGTTTGCTTTACAAGCCGATATTGAAGAAGCTAAGTTGTTGCCAGAGCCAGAAATTAGTCGAACTGAATATGATCTAAAAGATCAATTAATTAGAGAAACTATTATGAATACTGGTAAAAAAGTTGAGGAGAATAGCGATGCTCTGAAAAATATTGATGAAAAATTATTTGAAATAATAAGTAAATGAAAAAATATATATTATGTGTGATATTTGTATTGGTTGCGGTTTGTGTTAAAGCTCAAGATATTACTGTTTTGCAAATAAATGCAAAATGGAATGAAAGGAACAATTTTGATTTAAGTGATCTAAATGGTGTTGTTGTTAAGTATAGCTACTTAAAAGATCAACCAAAAGATGTGCAAAAAAGCATTAGTGCTGTTCCAGTAATTGTTATAATTGATAAAACTGGCAGAGTTAGAATGCAATATACTGCTGATTTATCATTTAAAATTAAAGCATCAACAATGGAGATGCAAAACATTATAAATAAAATTAGATGATTAGTAAACATATTTCAGAAAAGGAAGCAACAAAAAGCATTACAGCTATGCGACTTGGATTAGCTAATACACCAGATGGCAATATTTTGACTAATATGAAAAATGTAGCTGAACATATATTTGAGCCACTTAGAAAATGGGTTGGTGGTCCAATAAAGATTAATTCTTTTTATAGGTCAGAGGCACTTAATAAAGCTATTGGTGGTGCATCAAAAAATGGCAAACAGACATCACAGCATTGTTTTGGATATGCGATGGATATTGATGATATATATGGTCATAAATCAAATGCAGAGATGTTTAATTTTATTAAAGAAAATTTAAATTGGGACACGATTATATGGGAATTTGGAAACGAAGAAAATCCCGACTGGGTTCATGTAAGTTATGTTAGTGATTCTGTAAATAGAAATAGAATATTAAAAGCAGTTAGAAATAAAGGCAAAACACAATACATTGATATTACAAATGGGTAATTTTCAATTTGGCATATTAGATATAATAAGTAGCGGACCATTATTAGGGTTTTCTTATTACCCAGATGATGAGCAAACTGAATATGCAGAGCTTAATATATATCTAATTTTATTTGGTTTACATTTTAGATTTTTTAATAATGAGTGATAAAAAGAAATTCAAAGAAACAACAGTTGGTAAATTATTATTTGGTGCGGCATCAATGATAAATCCAACATTAGGAAAAGTATTAAGTGGTGTTAGCTCGCCACAAGATGCATTAGCTGAAATAAGCAAATCAAAAATATCTACTGATGACAAAATAAAATTACAGCAATTAATTTACGACCAACAAAATAAAGAGATGGATTCCGTTACTGACAGATGGAAAGCTGATATGAATAGTGTAAACTCTGGTTGGCTAAGCAAAAATGTGCGACCTATGGTTTTAATATGGTGTATTGTTGTATTTTCTTTAGCTGGTATTTTAGATAGTGTAAATTCAATAGATTTTCAAATTAATTCACTATGGAATGATACATTTGAAAAAGTAATGTTAGCTGTTGTTTTTTCATTTTTTGGTGGGCGTACATTTGAAAAGGGTGCTAATATAATTACTGGCAATAAAAAATAATGGCAAAAAACATAGCTCAAACATTTCGAGCAAACACAAGAAAAAAAAGAAAGGGTGTCCATTCTAAAAATGCTAGTAAAGGACAAACTGGATATAAAAAAAAGTATAAAGGGCAAGGGAAACAAAGGTAAACGAAATTGCTTAAATTTGTAAAAAATACAATATGGCAACTACATTTACTGGATTAAGGGTTCAAGATACTTATAATGCAATTTTAAAAATTGGCGACAATTCCAACCTTAGCGGTACTGCAAAAATTCTTAGTGATGGTGTTGGTAATAGTTCTAGTATCTATTTATCTACTACGAGATTTGGAATAGGCATAACTCCAGCATATCAATTTCACACTAGCGGTAATGC